ATAAGGGTAATTCCTAGTGGATCAGTGCCTGTCACAACCATTCAGAAGGCGATTAACGGCGGCGCAATTGAAGATGTGTCCTCTATTAAGTATTTTGCCCCTAGACTTTACTCAGCGCAATACAGAGCGGTTACATCAAGAGATTATGAGGCAATTATTGCTTCTGTTTACTCAAATACTGAATCTGTTGCAGTTGTTGGTGGTGAAGAATTGGTGCCACCACAGTTCGGTACCGTTCAAATCAGCATTAAACCTAAAAATGGTACATATGTCTCTGATTTTGATAAAAGAAACATTCTGAATAAGATCAAACAGTTCTCAATTGCAGGTATCAATCAAAAAATTATTGATCTTAAGATTCTTTATGTAGAAATTGAATCTGATATTTACTATAACTCATCACAGGTTGCTACTGTTGATGGTTTAAGGACAAATATTATCGATACTCTTGGAGTATACTCCAAAGATGTTGATATGAATCGTTTTGGTGGAAGGTTTAAGTATAGTAAGGTCCTTCAACTGATTGATCGTGTTGATAGTGCGATTACTTCTAACATTACTAAGATTAAAATTAGAAGAGATATGAAGGCACTGATTAATCAGTTTGCTCAGTATGAACTTTGCTTTGGTAATAGATTTAACGTAAAACCAAATGGATTGAATATTAAGTCTACAGGATTTAAGATTGTTGGTGATAACGCAACTTGTTTTATTACAGATCTACCAAACGCAGATCTTAAGAAGGGAGTTATTTCTATAGTCAAGGTTGGTGCTAACGGTGTAAAAACTGTTGTTGCTAAAGAAGCTGGTGTGGTTGATTATATGAAGGGTGAGATTATTCTTAATACTATTAACATCGTTGAGACTGATAGACCAAATAATATTGTTGAGGTTCAGGCATTCCCAGAATCTAATGATGTAGTTGGTCTCAAGGATCTTTATCTCAGTTTTAACGTTCCAAGTAGTACAATAAATATGGTTAAAGATGTTATTGCATCTGGTGAAGATATTTCTGGCGTGTCTTTCACACGAGACTATTATACTTCAAGTTATTCCAACGGAGATTTAGAGAGGAAATAAAATATGTCGCAATTTGAGAAGAGAGTGCAACTCAATAAGATTATTGAGAGCCAACTTCCAGAGTTTTTAGTTGCTGATTTCCCAAACGCTGTAGAATTTTTTAGACAATATTATTTGTCTTTAGAACATCAGGGTGGTAGCGTAGATCTTGTTGACAATCTTGATCGCTATATTAGGGTAGATAATCTAGTACCAGAGGTTATCGTAGGTGAGACATCACTTACGGCAGACATTACATCTTCTCAAGATACTATTCAGGTAACCTCCACAAAGGGATTTCCTGATGAATACGGTCTTTTGCAAATTGGTGATGAAATTATCACCTATAAATCAAAGACTGATACCTCTTTCCTTAATTGTGTTCGTGGATTTAGTGGAATCACTGGGTATGATGAAGGTATTTCTAGTGTTTTCAGTAATGTAAACCGTCAAAATATTCTTTTTAGTGAATCTTCTGCATCCGCCGCGGCCAACGGAGCATTAGTAAAGAACTTAAGTGTTATCTTCTTACAAGAGTTCTATAAAAAATTAAAAAGAACCTTTACTCCAGGATTAGAGGAGTATGATTTTGTTTCTGATTTGGATGTTGGAAACTTCATCAAGCATGCAAGAAACTTCTATCAGTCGAAAGGTATTGCAGAATCCATTAGAATTTTATTCAAAGTTCTCTATGGAGTTAATGCAGAAGTATTAGATCTTGAAAGTAGACTTATCAAACCATCATCTGCTGAATATATTAGAAGAGAAGTTATTGTAGCAGAAAATATTTCTGGAAATCCTTTTGGATTGGAAGGACAGACAATATTTAAGTCGGATGATATTAATACTAATGCGTCAGTTTCGGACGTTGAAATTTTTACAAGAGATACAAAAACATTCTATAAACTTGGTATCTTTGTTGGATATAATGATAGAGATCTTGTAGAAGGTATCTTTACTATTCCTGGAGCATCTAGGGCATTAGAACCAGTTGAAGTAAATGCGACAGTAATTAGTGTTGACTCCACAATAGGATTTGGTCAAACAGGAACTATTATATCTGGAAATAATAGAATCGATTATACCTCAAAGAGTATTAATCAGTTCTACGGTTGTACTGGTATTACATCAAAAATTAATCTTGCTGATCTTCTAAGAGCAGATGAAACCATTTTTGGTTATGAAAATGGTGATATTGAAAATAGATGTGATATGAGAATCACTGGAGTTTTATCAGAATTTGAACCTCTGGTAGACATTCCCTTGATGGAAGAGGATGAGGTAATAACCACAAGAAACGTTGGTGAGGTTATTGAGAATCCCATCGTTGATAGAACTTATAAGGAAATGTTTGCCAATTCTTGGGTATACAATACCAGCCCAAGATTTAAGGTAGAAGAGATAAACTCTTCAGTATTTACATTATTCTCCGATATTGATAAGGCATATCTAAAATTAGGAGATTCAGTTGAGGTTTTAATTGGTGATAGTCAGCAAGTAGTTGTACCCGATCCAAATGTTGTAAATGCATCTTTTGCAACTGTAAGTTCAATAAACAAATTAAACAAGGAAGTTACTCTATCCAACATTGGTACTTTTACACCAGATCCAACTAAAGATTATAGTATTAGACGTAAGGTTGTAAAAGCAAAAAGTTCTGGAGTAGTTCTTACTGTAGGTAATGAAGTATACATTGCAAACGCATCTAATATTTACGTAGACGATTCAACAGTCTTTGGATATTTGGCATCCAATTCCCTTCCTGGATATAAGATTGTAGATGATATTGTTGAATCTACACTTCCTGATGGGTATGTCAAATCTTTAGGTACAAACAATACTCAAGGATTGGGTGGTTACAGTCCTTACTATAAAACTTATGAAACTATTGTATTTTCTACACCAGTAGATTTTAGAGATGGTGATGAAGTAGTTTACACTGCACAAAGTCCTTTGATTGGACTTTCGTCTGGAGAAAGTTATTTTGTAAAACTTGTTGCTGCAAACGAAATAAAATTATATGCCTCAAAGTCTCAACTTGCTAACAATGCTAAGACAATAGCAAACTTTGATGATATTTCTAGATTCAATCCAAACTTTGGTGCAGGAGAACATAACTTCACTCTGAAGAGACATGAAAATAGAACTCTTTCAAGTAAGCAAATTGTTAGAAAGTTTCCACTAGCACAGCAGTTAGAGACTAGTAGTAGTGTTGATAGAACTGTAGATAATGTTGGGGTATTAGTTGACGGTGTAGAGATTGTAAGTCCCGATTCTAGAGATAAAATATATTATGGACCATTAGAAGAATTTGAAGTTCTTAATGGTGGTAAAGGATATGATATTATAAATCCACCAGAATTGACTATTGAGGATATTGCATCAACAACTGGTCTTCCGGATGGAACTGGTGCAAAGGTTGAACCAGTTATTATTGGTAGTGTTAAAGGAGTTATTGTTGATCCCCAAGACTTTGGATTTGATGAATTCTTATCCCTAGATCTGGTAGGTGGAAATGGATCTGGTTGTTCTTTAGAACCAGTTATTGGAGCAAGATTTAGAGAGATCACATTTGATAGTCGCAGATTAGATATTGGTGGTGGAATCGATCCTGCCAATGAAACGATTACATTTAGAGATAATCACAATCTTGCGGATGGTGAGCATATTATCTACAATCAAAATGGTAATGATCCCATTCAAATTGGAGATGCATATGATCCAAATAATATTGCAACAGGTGGTTTAAGTAGTGGTGACGAATATGTAGTCAGAGTTATAAACCCATCAACTGTTAGATTATTTAAAAATGATTCTGATGCATTTACTGATACTGCATCAGGCACTGCTGCAAATACTGGTATTAACACCATTGGTCTATCTGCTGCAACTTCAGCATCCGGTATTCATAAGTTTAGAACTCTATCTCAAAATAATGTAAGGTCTATTACTGTTCTTGACGGTGGATCTGGTTATGCCCATAGAAAACTGAGAGTAAAGTCTAGTGGTATTTCTACAGAATATAATAGTGTCTACTTTAAGAATCATGGATTCAAGACAGGAGAAGTAGTTACATATCAAACTACAGGCAATTCTATTGCCGGTCTTTCTACTTCTAATAGTTACTCTATTCAGTTTGTAGATTCAGATCAATTCAGACTTGTGAATGTTGGCGTTGCCGGAACATTTGTAGATGATATTAATAAGTCCAAATTTACTAAATTTAATTCCATCGGAAGTGGATATCATATTTTCCAATATCCAGAGATCAAAGTTAACGCAAATGTTTCATTTGGAGCAGCTGGTATTG